GTACTAGTCGAAGCCTTGAACTATGCTTCACAAGGACATCAAGGTAATCTTGAAGCTGTGCTGAAAGAAAGCCCTGAAGCCATCGTTGAGCAGGATGAAGATGAAGCAGAGGTATCTGAAGAGTCTGAATAACTATAACTCGGCTGAGTGTAAAAGCTCAGCCACTTTCTAATGGAGATAGAATGCAACAAGAAAAAACCCAGTTTATTAAACACAAATTACCCTGTCCTAAGTGCAGTAGTAGTGACGCTGTATCTCTCAATGAGAATGGCTCTGCTAAATGCTTTAGTTGTAATACATTCTTTACAGATTATGACAACGAATCAACAGGAAAGGTAATTGAAATGACAAGCAAACCCAAACCCGATAACACATTCCTTACATCATACACTGGTGCTTATGGTGCTTTGACTGACAGAGGTATCTCTGAAAATACAGCAACCAAGTTCGGTGTTAAGATAGTTAAGGATAGAAATAATAATGTTACCCAACATATCTACCCATACTTTAATGGCAGTGAGGTTGTTGGTACTAAGACAAGGTTCGTGGCTAACAAAGGATTCACATGTGGTGGAACTTATGAAGGCACAGGTTTGTTTGGAGAACAGCTGTATGGAAATACAGGTGGTAAGTACTTGACTATTACCGAGGGAGAGTGTGATGCTATGGCAGTACATGAACTCTTCCAAGGTAAGTGGTCGGTAGTATCTTTAAAGCGTGGAGCTTCGGCTGCTGTTAAAGATATACGAGAGAGCATTGAGTTTGTAGAATCATTTGAGAATGTAGTTCTATGTTTTGATAATGACAAGGCAGGTAAAGAAGCAGCCAAGGCTGTAGCTAAAATACTTAAGCCTAACAAAACTAGAATCATGTCCTTCCCTAATGGGTTCAAGGATGCAAATGAAATGCTTAAGCAAAAGAAATTCCAAGAGTTTACTCAGGCTTGGTGGAACTCTAAAACATATACTCCTTCAGGTATCATGGAACTATCTTCTCAAAAGAATGATTGGTTACATAGAGAAGAGAAGGAGAGTGTTGCTTATCCTTGGGAAGGATTGAATAAGAAACTATATGGAATGCGTAAAGGAGAACTTGTAACCTTAACAGGTGGCACAGGTCTTGGTAAGTCTAGTGTTACTAGGGAACTAGAACACCATCTTATTCAAAACACTACAGATAATGTAGGTATCGTAGCCCTTGAAGAGAATTGGTTAAGGACTGCTGATGGTATTTTATCTATCGAAGCTAACGATAGACTGTACCTAACAGAGAAACGTAAGAACTATAGTGAAGAAGAACTGACAACTTTGTTTGATAAAGCTATACCGAAAGGTAGAGTTTATATCCATGCTCATCTAGGTGCTACAGATATAGATGATATTTTTGCCAAGCTTAGATACATTATTGTAGGCTGTGAATGTCAGTGGGTTATAGTTGACCACTTACACATGCTTGTTAATGTCTTATCGGAAGGTGACGAGAGACGTGGTATTGATATGCTGATGAATAGATTACGTAGTCTTGTAGAAGAGACAGGTGTAGGTATGATATTAGTATCTCACTTACGTAGAGCAAGTGGGGACAAGGGACATGAGAACGGTGTTGAAGTTTCCTTATCACATCTTAAAGGTTCGGCAGGTATAGCACAGTTATCTGATTGTGTCATTGCCCTAGAGAGAAATCAACAGGCAGCCAACCCCGAAGAAGCCAATACAACTAAGGTTCGTGTACTCAAATCTAGGTACACAGGAGACACAGGATTAGCTTGTGGTCTAAAATATAATTCTGATACAGGTAGATTGTTTGAAGTATCAGAGGAGGAAACATTTGACAATGAGCAATTCTAAAATAATATTCGATATAGAAGCAGACGGATTAAACCCCAGTTCAGTATGGTGTATCGTAGCTAAAGAATGGAATGGTGCAGTGCATACGTTTGACAATACTCAGATAGCTGAAGGAATTAAGTTTCTAGAAAGTGCTGAAGTACTAATCGGACACAACATCATTGGCTATGATATACCTGTACTCGAAAGGTTACATGGTGCTAAGCTTACAACTAATGTAGAAGATACATTGGTAATGTCTAGACTGTTCAACCCTATCCGTGAAAACGGACATAGCTTAAAGGCTTGGGGTTGGCGTGTAGGCATGATGAAAAAAGAACAGCCTATAGATTTTAATTCTTATACACCTGAGATGTTAGACTATTGCATTCAAGATGTAAGACTAAACGAAGCTGTATATAATTATCTTCTTAAGGAAGGTACACTATTCAGTAAAGAGTCTATTGATTTAGAACATAAAGTAGCTCAGATAATGAGAGAACAGGAGAAGAACGGTTTCTTTTTCAACACTCAACAAGCTATGGAACTACTTGCTGAACTTAAATCAAAGCAACTTACTGTTGAAGATGAGGTTCATAATACCTTTAAGCCTAAGATGGTTGATGACAAGTTAGTAACTCCTTATGTTAAGAAAGATGGTGAATTGTCTAAGCGGGGGTTGACTGATTTAGAGTATGACAAGTGTATAGCAACTAATAATGTTGAGCCTTTCATGAGACAAAAGCTTGTTGACTTTAATCTAGGTAGTCGTAAACAGATTGGAGAATATCTTATTGACTTCGGATGGAAGCCAGTTAGATTTACACCAACAGGTCAGCCTATAGTAGACGAAGGTACTCTGAAAAAGATTGAGCATATAACAGAAGCTAAACTTATTGCAGACTTTTTACTTTATCAAAAGCGTATTGCTCAGATAACATCTTGGATAGACGAACTAAAAGATGAGAGAGTTCATGGTAGTGTAATACCTAACGGAACTATCACAGGTAGGATGACACACAGGAATCCTAACATGGCACAAGTTCCTAATTCAGGAAGTCCTTATGGTAAAGAGTGTCGTTCATGTTGGACTGTGCCTGAAGGATATAAACTTGTAGGTATAGATGCTAGTGGATTAGAACTTAGAATGTTAGCCCATTATATGAATGACCCTGACTATATAGAAGAAGTTATTAATGGTGACATACATACTACCAATCAAAACCTTGCAGGTCTAAAGACTAGAGACCAAGCTAAGACATTTATATATGCCTTAGTCTACGGTGCAGGAGATGCTAAGATAGGTAGTGTTGCAGGTGGTGGATTAAAGAAGGGCAAAGAACTAAAACAAACTTTCTTTAAAAACTTACCGACACTTAAAACTTTAAAAGATAAAGTTCAGAAGGCATCTGAGAGAGGATTTCTTAAAGGTATAGATGGTCGTAAGATATATATCCGAAGCCAACATGCTGCACTTAATAGTTTACTTCAAGGTGGAGGTGCTATAGTAATGAAGAAAGCCATGTGTTTCTTACATGCTTTAATAAAACTTAATAACATAGATGCTAAGTTTGTAGCTAACATTCATGATGAGTGGCAGATAGAAGTAGCAGAGGGTCAAGCAGATTTTGTTGGTGAACTAGGAGTTAAGTCTATAGAAAGAGCATCAGAACATTTTAACATGCGTTGTCCTTTAACAGGAGAATATAAAATAGGAGGTAATTGGAGTGAAACTCACTAAAGAACATTCAACAAATAGAAAGGGAGACCTTGCAGAATTTTATGCAGTCACTTGGTTGTGGGATAATGGCTATGAAGTATTTAAAAACTGTGGGTGTGATGGGTTCATTGACTTAGTAGCCCGAGACCCTAAAGGAAACATTACATTAATAGATGTAAAGACTGCAAGAAGAGATTACAGAACTGCAGATACTTATACATCAAGAACAACAAGAACTAAAAAACAAATCAAAGCAGACGTTAAGTACTTATTATACTTACCGGATACAAGAAAATTAAGATGGGTAAAACATGATGATAAATAAACAAGAAGAACTTATTGACAATTCAAAATTAGATAGCTATAATAAATTTACAGCTGAGTCAGGACATTGGTATACCCAAGAGGGAGAGCCGATGTATACTATCATAGGTGCTAATGGTAAAGAAAGGAACACCACTCTTAGAGATGCTAAGAAAGAAAAGTTAGTTCCTTCTGTTACAACTATCTTAGGTATGATAGCTAAACCTGCATTAGAAAACTGGAAGATAGAACAAGCCTTAACCTCTGCCCTAACATTAGAAAGACAGGAAGGAGAATCATTTAAATCTTTTAGTTATAGATGTAAAGATGACTCTAAAAAAATAGGCATGGCAGCAGCTAAGAGAGGTACTGAGATTCATTATGAAATAGAAAATGGATTCTTAGGTAAGAAGAAAAGTAAACCTTATAAAATTATTAAAGCATGGCTTGACGAAAACTACCCTAATGAAGAATGGATAGCAGAAGATTCTTTCTGTGCTGATATAGGGTACGGTGGTAAAATAGATTTATATTCTAAGTCTGGTATCTTTGTTGACTTTAAAACTAAGGATAACTTAGAAGGAAAAGACCCTGCTAAATTAGTTTATGACGAGCATGGTATGCAGTTGTCTGCTTATGCCCAAGGCTGTGGGTTTACTGATGTAGAAAGAGTATCCATCTTTGTTGATAGAAAAGATACGGGTCTCATAGCTTGTCACATATGGGATAAAGACTCTCAAGTTAAACACACTAAAATGTTCAATGCTATTTTAGACTATTGGAAGCTAGTTAAAAACTACGACTCTTCTATTGACAATGCCAGTTAGATTACCAAGAAAGCCTAGACCTAAAAAGACAGGTGTACCTAAAGGGTATGATAGTATTTGGGAATATCAAATACATCAGACTCTTCTTAGGGATTGGAAACATCATTGGGATAATATAAACTATATAGTTAAGCATAAGTATGAGCCTGACTTTGTTAAGATAATAGATAACAAAACTATTTTAATAGAAGCTAAAGGTAGGTTTTGGGACTACGCAGAGTATAGTAAGTACATACATATTAGGGAGGCTTTACCAAAAGATTATGAATTAGTATTTTTATTTCAAAAACCTTTTGCACCTATGCCTCAAGCTAAGAAAAGAAAAGACGGGACTAAAAGAACCCATGCTGAATGGGCAGAAAAAAATAATTTTAAATGGTATAACGAAGAAAGTTTACCAAAGGAGTGGAGAAGCTGTGAACTATAAATTTAATGAAGATAAAATATTAAACGAAGTAAAAGCGTATATCGGCAATACATACGACCAACATTATTCTAATGGAAAGTATCAGGCAACAGATATGATACTAGATGCAGGACATGGTGAGGGTTTTACTATGGGTAACATTATGAAATACTCTATGAGGTATGGAAAAAAGAATGGAAAGAACAAACAAGACTTGCTAAAAATAGTACACTATGCTATAATAGCTTTATACTTACAGGATAAAGATAATGATTGAAGATAAGATAGGAACTAAGCCTTACTTAGGAATTGAAATAGACTACGACAGAGAAAAAACATTTGATAAGTTTAGTTTAGACACATTAAAAGATAGATATTTTTGGGAGAACGAAACACATGCACAAGAAGCATTCGCAAGAGCCTCAGTCTTCGGAGCAACCTACCAAGGCGAGACAGATTTTGAGTTGGCTCAAAGACTTTATAACTACAGTTCCCATCGTTGGTTCATGTTTAGCACTCCTATACTTAGTAACGGGGGCACAACTCGTGGGCTTCCTATCAGTTGTTTCCTCAATTATGTTCCTGACAGTAGGAGTGGTTTATCTGCTCACTATGATGAGAACATATGGTTGGCTAGTTCTGGTGGAGGCATCGGTGGATATTGGGGCGATATTAGGAGCAACGGTGTTTCAACTACTCATGGCTCTCGTTCTACTGGAAGCATT